CTAGTTAACTCCTTGACTCGGCAGTTGCGCCCATGCGGTGCCGAGCTTGTCTAAGGTCGTTCTGGCCGTCGAACTAACTTGCTTGATATAGCACTCCCGCGTGACGTTCACATCGGAATGCCTGAGTATCTGTTGAATATCAATATCCTGAACGCCTAGGGCGTGAAGATTCGTCGCCAGCCCGCGCCGGAAGGCATGAAAGCCGTGCCATGCGACCTTAGCTTTGGTCAGAACCGGCTCGACGTGATCACGGTCAAAATTCCCAGGATTCGTCGGCGTCTGACCTAGCGAATCGACAACGCCGTTCGGATGTTGCGCTCGTACAAACGACGCCGGAAACATCCATGCATCAGCCGCGACAGCTTTCTGCGCCGCTTTCCAATCTTTCAGAATGGCCAGTAATGGTCCGATGATCGGAACCGGTGCTTTAGATTTCTCAGTCTTGGGCTCCGAGATTATCATTCTTCCTTTACTGTCAAATGTGACCTCACGCCTGACATGTAAGAGCGAATTCTTCTCGTCAACATCCGCCCATTGCAATCCGAATATTTCTCCCCTGCGTAAACCTGCGAATGCGCCAATCGCACAGATGGTCGATGCTTTGGGCGGAAGCAAATTCATAATGCGTTGCGTCTCGGCCAGAGAATAAGCATACGTCTCTTGGGCAGCCTTGCCATGCGGCACCTTGGCATCGCGTACAGGATTGTGGTCAGAATCACGATAGCCTCGGCGAATTGCTTCACTGAATACCTGAGTCAAGAACGTCCTGACGCGGGATAGGGAAGCTCTAGACAGCTCGGACGCCTTAGCGAGATCATCCAATGCTTGTTGGATGTGCGGAGTTCTGACAATACGAATACGCGCCTTGCCGAGCGTCGTATGCGACTGGAGTCTCTTCCAGATTCCTTGATAGCCGCGCACCGTGTTTCCGCGCAAACGTTTCTTGGCTTCGGGAAAATAGATAAATTCAACGAACGTTTGAACATCGTCATTGTAGTTAACAGCGGGCATCGCTTCCGGCGCTGGGGTGTTGAGCTTTGCAAGGAACTCGTGATAGATGGCCGTGACGGATGCGGCATCAGGATATTTCTCAATGCGTCCAAGTGTCTGCCATTTGCGAATACCGTCGGCGGCGTAATATCGCACTCCCCATAACCGACCGCGCCTGAGTTCGAGCTTTGGTTGTTTCAATTAGCTGCCTGCTTTCTTCAGATATGCTGCAACCGCTCGTCGAATCAATTCAGCGACAGGCGCACCAGTCTTGTCTGAGAGTTTGTGTAATGCGGTAAGATCGTCATGGTCGAACCACAATGAAATCTTCCGTTTCTGCGAAGTTTGAGCCATCGGCCTGACCTCCACGATTACGGTATCATGCGGCATCATGACATGTCAATTCGCGGCAGGCTTACCGACCAGCCATTGATTTAATACACTTGCCCGAAAACGCCACAGCTTTCCAAGCTTGAATGCCGGTATCTGTCCCTTACGCGCCAGACGCATCAAAGTCTTGGGATTCAGCCCGCCAAGCAATTCCGCAGCCTCGTCAACGCTTAACAACCTCTCAAACGGCTCTACCATAAATCAGTCAACCTCTCAATAAGTCCGCTTTGGGACGTTTCAGTGTTTTTACAGATAAACAGGCACTCGAAAGTGCTCAAACGTTACAAGCTGGCAAATGATTCTGCTCAAGGAAGCGAATTCATGCGCTCTGGATGCCTTTTCTTCGCGTTCTGTGGGCTTGTGGCGCGTCGTTAAGTGCGGGGATATGGCTAGATACTCCAGAAAATGCCTTATGGTAAGTAGAGTCAGAAGAAATGAAAACATTTCTCGTTCTCACAGCCACAATACTCTTCAGCTTAATTCCGGCACATGCGGCTCAAAGCGCGACAACTCTTCACATCGTCTCGTTTAGCTTCGATGGTTTGCTCTACAGGGCTGAAGTGGCAGCCACGGATAAAGGCGCTCACTTCCTGCTTAACGGCGTATCCGTGCATTCATTCGCCCTCGAAGTCGGGAAGGATTACCCAGCCAAGCTGGACAGGCGTCATGGACGCGAGAGCTTCCAGATTATGACCCCAGACGGCAAGGGTCACTGGATGGAAATAATAGGCACAGCCGAGAAGCAATGAAACCGAAACGGCTGGTGAATAAAGTCCGCTTTTACCGCAACTTTCCGCTCTAAGTTGGGTTTATATACATAGGGCTGTTTCCGCGCCACAACGACTACAAATAAACCCATCCGGCATGTAACACTTCCCCTGTTTGGAGCGTCTATCCCTATATAGCAGACTCTAGCTATAAGAGGGACATTTGGCCGACCGTTTCAAGGCGCTTTTAGAATCAATGCGGCCATCGACCTTTCCCATGTATTAGTAGGGGTCAGCCTGTTCCCCGTCGGGCGTTCCCCGTTGTATCAGCCCGAAGCTGACCTCCAAAGTTCTCCTGACTATCTTGGCAAACCAGCAAATTTTCAATTTTCCTTGTCCTAGGGAATCGGCCAGCAGCCTCAGAGCGCATCCTGCCAAGAGTGCGTCTCATCTGCTGGCCGTCTGTATTTGAGTTCGGGAGCGGAAGTTTTGAAACTCGGCTGCTGGTCACAGTCGAATCCTTGTGAGCTTCCGCTCTCGGAGCATTCTTCTCACAAGGCGATCACCCGACCAACATTCAACTTACAAGGAATTTGACATATGACTAACAACTCACTCGTTGACACGCCCGAGGCACAACTACGACCGCTGTCGCACATCGAAGAACTCAAAGCCAAAGCTGCGCAAGCATCAAATCGCGCTTCTGAATTGTTCGATTTGCTGTACCCAGCGGACACCCTGCAACCAGAGCCCTCGCCCGACGATTTCGTGAGCGATACAACCGACGCTTGGCAGGCAGAACTTGAAGCAATGCAGGCTGAGTATGAGACTGCAATAGCGCAGGAAGCATCCCAAGATCGCGCGATAATGAAGGCAGAACTGGCCGTGCATCAGCTACGCGCCTTGCACTTTCGACGCCTTGCCGAGCAAGAGAAGGAACTGGCCGAAGGCAAAGTTCAATACCCTGAGACCGAATTTCTGGTCGATGGCTGGTTGCCGACCAAAGAGATTCACTTGCTCGTCGGGGAATCCGGCGCTGGCAAGACAACCTGGCTGTTCGCCGAGTTCCTGTCTAAATGGCAACGTGAGGAACCGATTCTCGGACACGCGAGTCATTACGTGCCGTATGCCGTGCTGGTCAACGACCGCTCAAAAGAAGGCATTGTCCGAACCTTGAAACGCATCGGACTACATCCAGCAGCGTTCCCCATCGTTTCAATCAATGACAATCCTGCTCAGTTAGCGGACAAGGTTGAGCAATTCTGCGACGCCAACAAGCAAGTCAGATTTCTTGTAATCGAAGGTATTCAATGCGGGATGAACGAGATCAACGATTACTCGGAAGTCAGCAAAGCGATGTCACGACTAATTAAGCTCTGTCGTGAACGTGATTTGACGATCTTCGGAACTACGCACGTCTCGAAAGCCGCAGCTTCCAATGGCGCTAACGGGCGAACCGCAGCAATCGGTTCGGTTGCCACTGCCGGAATGTCAGAGACGCTGTTCGTGATGACGCGCAAAGGCGGACGCATTGAGTTCAAAGTCAACGACCACAACGGCCCTGAGTTTGTTCAGAATTACCGAATGACCGCTGATGGCCGTCTGGCAGAGGCAGAAGCCACGCCGGAAGGTTTTGATGAGAGCCGGATAGCTGAATTCTTGCGGAAGCAAGAGACTGGAACCTTCAAGCGGGATGAATATATCGCCTTCTGCCTTGAAAAGAAGAAGTCCATCCCGACCGCAGACCGTGATTTAAAAGACGCCAAGGAAGCCGAATTGATCGCACTTTGCAAGGATGATCGAACCGGCAAAGACATCCCAGGCTTCTATCAAATTCTTAAACATCCTGCTGGATGGGAAGGTCTTGTCATGGAAAATGGGTAATAGTCCGCTTGCTGTTAGCCGAACACAATGGGAGCTACTCAAGCTCCCATGTGTTGGCGTTAGCGGCTAGTACCCCTGAAAAAGTGTTTATCATCGCTTATTTTCTATAGTGATAGTGATAAATGATAGAGATCACTTACCTGCCATCGCCGCAAGCTCCAGAAAATTTATTTTTCCCTTCTTATCAACTACTTATCTCCAATCGCGCTAAAAAAGGTTGCTACTTATAGGAAGCCCTGTTTTTCCCCTAGCTACGCGGACGGCTTCGTATATCGGCATCAAGACGTTGCGCTTGTCTTTTCAGCAAGTCCGAAAGGTCTAAGCACTGTTTCTGGGTCAGCATGAACTGCACAGTCGTTAAGTCCCAATTCTTCTGTGACTCAGGCGTATCTAAATACCTGACAGCCAAAACGACGCCGACCTGCACAGCCTTACCGAAAAAAGCGGCAACCGGCTTAACGACAATATCGCCCTTTTCGTTAGTGTCGAATTTGAATGGATCGTTCATAACCGACAGCATACGCCACATTCCTGCACAAAACACTACACTCTCTCGCCGCTGAGTTCCCCTCTTTTGTCAGACCAAATCACCTCCAAAATCCCCCGCGACCGCACCAAGCTCAAGAAACGAGATCACGTTGACCTGCGTTCCCTCAATCCTGAATCGCCTGAATATTGGGAAGAAGTCCTTCGGCGCGAAAGTCTAACGATGTCTCGCGGAAGATCCCGCCGACTCAGCTACGTTGGCACCGGCAATGATCTAGTCCGACAGGAAGAGATAAACCTAGCTTGACCCTAATCGAACAGCTTACGCGAGACGAAGGCTTACGGCTGACTCCCTACCGCGATAGCGTCGGCAAGCTCACAATCGGCATAGGCCGGAACCTGACCGATGTCGGCATCTCCCGCGACGAAGCCGAATACCTGCTATCGAACGACATCCACAGGACGATTGTGGAACTGAATCAGGCGCTCCCATCTCTCAGCTTAATTGATGAAGTTCGCAGGAACGCCCTCTACAACATGGCGTTCAATCTCGGCGTTAAAGGGCTGCTGGGCTTCACAAACACCCTGGCGCTTCTTCAGCAACACAAATACTCCGAAGCCGCAGCCGAGATGCTCAAGAGCAAGTGGGCAAATCAAGTCGGCGTTCGCGCTCAACGGCTGGCGAACCAAATAGAGACAGGTGAATGGCAGTGAATTTAACTGACATTATCGGCGGTTCAGTCGGCGATGCGTTCGCCAAGATCGTCGGCGCTTTCAAAGTGCCACCGGACAAGGTTCTAGAGTCTCAAACGGAACTAGCCAAGATTCAAGCCGACCTGACCGGCAAACTTCAAGACGCAGTAACGTCAGAAATCACGCAAGCAGGCGAGATCATCAAGGCTGAAGCCGGTAGCCAGTCCTGGCTCCCTCGCAATGTGCGCCCACTGCTGCTACTGCTCTGGGGTCTAACAATCACTGGCAATGCGCTGGTGCCGTTGATTGCAAAGTTTTGGGTTCCAGATTTGACCGCTATTCCGCTCGATCCTTGGATTTACAAATTGACGGCAATTGGCTTTACCGGATACGTCACGGCGCGGACCTGGGAAAAACTTAAGGATTCGGATCAGTAAAGTTTCGCATCCCGCGTCGTCCTTACGCGGTTGATGCAAATCGCCGATTATCCACATCGGCGATCAAGCAGGGAGATTAAAGCTAACCGGCTTACTCCCTGCAAGAGTTCTAAAACGATGATTCACGCCTTCTTTTCTAATCCCGATTGGGCGCTCTTTCTGCTTCCGATCGTTTGCGTCGCAGGCTTTACGTGGTCGCGCCTTGACAGACTGTCGAAGGCAACCACCAAAGTAGAAGCCGGTTTCCGCGCAATCTGCTCTGAAAGTGACGATGCCACTAGCCGCACTTAGACAGTGCAAACGCTGTCTGCAAACAGCAGAGCAAGGCTCTCGCTATTGCACAGCACATGCGTCCTATGAGGCTGTACGAAGTGCCGACTATCGAAGCCGCAACATGCTGCGCCATCTCTACAGCAGCCGTGCATGGCGAGCCTTACGCTCCTGCATTCTCGCCGCGCAGCCGATATGCCTTGAGTGCAATCGAGCAGCCGCAACAGAAGTGCATCACGTCAAACGCGCAACCACTCTCACCGAACGCGAATTCTTTAACGCGACCAATCTGAAAGCCACTTGCAAGCCCTGTCACTCACGCACGACAGCAACCGAAGTAGGCTTCGCCGGTTCCCACTAAATGTCCAAACTTTTTCGTAACGTTTTCTTCGGCGCTTATCTGTGGATACTCGCCGTCTCTCCTGCATTGCAAGGCATCGGCACCGTGAGCAATCAACTGGTGCTCTGGGCAAACGGCGACAAGTTTCCGGTGATGTTAAGTCCGGTCAAAATTGCTGCGCTAACGCCTGATACTAACGGCATGATCGATGCGGTTCATTGCGTTATGACTAGCGCAACTCATCTGAACTGGCTCGCCGACATCTGGGATTTTAACACTCAGATAGATAGCATCGGCGACCTGACGCTCGACTTCTCCGACTGGCTAGCATCGCCTCTATTTTTTATTTGGCTGACCCTCGTCGCCTGCAAGGCGACTCGCAGCGAGCAATTGCAACACGCATAGGGGGGTAGGTCAGATGTATGGCCGATCCTCGTAAGTTAGACGCCGCCAGCTCTTTTACGCATGACCGCGAAATGAGCAAGTGGGGTCAAACACCAGTAAGTCACTGATAACGCATGAAATTGTCTGAATTAAAGCCCGACCCGCGTAATGCCAATAAAGGCACCGAACGCGGGCGAGCCGCTGTAAAGCACAGCATCTCCGAGTTGGGCGCTGGGCGCTCGATTCTGGTTGACCGCAACGGCGTCATTCTTGCCGGTAATAAAACCGCGTCAGCCGCAGAATCAGCGGGCATCGACAACGAGTTGATCGTTGTTCCGACTGATGGCAGCAAGCTGGTCGTCGTTCAACGAACCGACTTAGACGCCAGTGACCCGAAGGCTAAGGAACTCGCCATCGCCGACAATCGCACTGCCGAGCTAGGGCTTGAGTGGGATGCGGATGTATTAAAAGATTTAGCCGGCGAATTAGATCTTGCTTGGTACTTTGACGGAGCCGAGTTGCAAGAGATAACCGGCTTTGACAGCGCGAATGAAGAGACACAACCTGAGCCGAAGAACGATAAAGCCGAGGAACTTCTTGCCAAGTGGAAAGTACAGCGAGGGGATTTATTTGAAATACCTAGCAACACCGTGCGTGGCGAACGCCATTACATTCTCTGCGGGTCATCCGCCGACGCCAGTGCCGTTGCTCGGTTGTTTCAGGATGGAAAGAAAGCTTCCCTCTATGTCACTGACCCGCCATACGGCGTAGGTTACGGCGTTGACTCTGGCGCGGACTCGGCACAGCGGTTTACCGCCATAGAAGGCGACAATCTCGAAGGCAAGAGCTTACAGGCGTTCCTTGAATCAGTCTTTTCAGCTTCATTGCCTGTGTTAAGCGACAACGCTGCTTGGTATCTCTGGCACGCGCAACTCACGCAAGGATTCTTTGCTGCTGCTGCTGCTGCTGCTGCTGGTTTGCTTATCCATCGCCAGATTATCTGGTCCAAGAATCATTTCATCCTCGGGCATGGCGACTTTCACTGGCAACACGAACTGTGCTTCTACGGATGGCGGGCTGGTCATCGCGCAAGATGGTTTGGCGATAGATCACAAAGCACCGTATGGGAAATAGCTCGACCGGGCAAGGCGATTGCCCACCCAACAGAAAAGCCGGTGGAATTATTTGCCCGAGCGATCAGGCTCAGCACATTGCCCGGTGAGATTTGTTACGAGCCTTTCTCCGGCAGCGGCACACAACTTCTTGCTGCCGAACAAGAAGCAAGGCTGTGTCGTGCAATGGAAATAGAGCCTAAGTATGTCGCGGTCGCATTGGAGCGTATGAAAGACGCCGGATTGGAACCACAACTTGTCCGGTCGTAAACCAACACCAACTGCGCTGAAAATTCTCAAGGGTAATCCCGGGCATCGCTCGCTTAATGAGAATGAACCGCAGCCGACCGGTATCCCGACGTGTCCAGATCATCTCGACGCGATTGCAACTGAAGAGTGGAACCGTATCAGCGTCGAGCTAGTTTGTCTCGGCTTGCTGACCTCTGTTGATCGTGCGGCACTCGCAGCCTACTGCGCAGCATACGGACGCTGGGCTGATGCGGAAATCAATATTCAGAAATACGGAACCGTCATCAAGACGAAAAACGGCAACGCCATCCCTAATCCTTATGTTGGCATTGCGAACCGCGCACTCGATCTAATGCACAAGTTTCTTGTGGAGTTCGGACTGACACCATCCAGCAGGTCACGGCTATCGGTATCCGCATCCGCTCCAGCCGACGATGAATTGTTTTGGCAATTGTTGAAAGACACTGACGCTCTCACTGTACAAGATCAGGGAACAGCCTAGTTGATTCGAGATTACGCCGCGATAGCCGCGCAATATGTCCGCGACGTGCTAGACGACAAATTTCCTGCTTCCAAGCTCACCAAGCTCGCCTGTCAGCGTCAGCTTGACGATCTTGCAAAGGGCGAATCGTTTGAATGGACATACGCCGTCGGCAAAGGGATTCGCGTCTGCTCAGTCGTTGAACGTTGTCCGCACGTAAAAGGCAGAAAGTTTGCGGGCAAGCCGCTGATTCTCTCGCCGTTTCAAGTGTTCCTCTTGATGACGGCATTCTCGTGGGTCGGTAAGACTAACGGCCTGCGACGGTTCCGGCGAGTTTACACCGAGATCGCCAAGGGCAACGGGAAGTCTCCACTGCTCGCCGCGCTGTGTATCTACATGGCGTTCGTTGACGATGAACCAGGCGCGGAAGTTTATACCGCAGCTTGGGGAATCAAGCAGGCGAGAGTCGTATTCGATACCGCACAGCAAATGCTTCGCAAGATGCCGAGCTTCTGTCGATCGTTCGGAATTGAAGTAGGCGAGCACAGCATTTTTCAACAAAGCTCTGGCTCGTTTATACGTCCGATGTCGCGTGAGGCGAAGCTGGCGGAAGGTTCGCTTCCCTACTTCACATGCGTTGATGAATTGCACGTTCATCCGAAACGCGATTTGCACGACAACCTTGTCACTTCAAACGAGAAGCGCGATGGCTCGATGCTGTGGGACATCACGACTGCTGGAACAGATCGCTCCAGCATTTGTTATGAGCAGCATGAATATCTCGAAAAGATTTTAACCGGCGTACTTCAGGACGAGACGTACTTCGGTTGTATTTGGTCGGCAGATCAAGGCGACGACCCGTATGCGGAAGCCACATGGCAGAAGGCGAACCCGAACTGGGGTATATCGGTAAACCCTGACAGTATCCGGCATGAAGCGGAGCGAGTTCGGAAGATCGCTTCAGCGCAGCCGGCATTTCTAACAAAGCATTTAGACATCTGGTGCCAATCGGATCAGGCATGGATGGATATGCGGAAGTTTGTCCAGTGTGCCGATAGGCAACTACGAGAGTCTGATTTTAATGGCCAGCTCTGCATTATCGGGTTAGACATTGCTCGGAAGCTAGACCTCATGGCGCTGTCGAAGCTGTTCTGGAAAGAGCTGAACGGCAAACGCCATTACTACTGCTTCACAACCTGTTGGACGCCCGAACTTAGCGTTGAAAATTCAAACAATGCAAGCTATCGCGGCTGGGTCATAGACGGTTATCTGCGAACCTGCGAAGGCGAAACGAACGACCTCACCTTGGTTGAGAACGAGATTCGTGACCTCTGCAAACGCTATTCAGTCGTTGAAGTCGCACACGACCCTTACGGCGCTTTGGAGCTTGTGAACAAACTGATGAAAGAACGCATTCCGATGTTTCAGGTTGACCAGAACACGCGGAACCTGAGTGAGCCGATGAAGGAACTGGAAGCCGCAACCTATGACGGACGTTTCCACTATGACGGCAATCCGATTCTGACTTGGGCGATGGGTAACGTCGTTTGCCATGAGGACAAGAACGGCAATTTGTTTCCGAACAAGGCGGGCGGCCCTAGCTCTGGAAAAAAGATCGACCCGATTTCTGCGCTGCTAAACGCGACCAACCGCTGCATAACCCTCCACGCGACAGGCGCACTGAAACCTCGGCGCACTGAATTACTGGTGTTTTAAGGAAATTGTTGAATGGGAATGTTTAAGAAATTCGCTCGGATATTTCGAGCAGACAACACCGACCTGACACTCGGTCTCGGCCCTAGATTTGTTCAATTGTTCGGCGGGCATACCGCGTCTGGCGAGTACGTTGACAGTCGGTCGGCGCTGAAGGTTCCGACGCTGTTAAGCGGAATCAATCTTCTGGCGAACGACATAAGCTCTCTCCCGCTGTATTTGTTTGTACGAACCAAGAACGGCCCGCAGATGGCAATCAGTCATCCGCTGTTCCGCATCTTGCACGACGCATGGTCGGAAGAGATCACGGCGCGTGAAGGCATTGAGCACACAATTCGTATGCTCGTTACGACCGGCAACTTTTACAACCTATTGAATCTCGATTCTGCCGGAAATGTCACCAGCATTGTTCCCTTGTATTCGCCGAACGTCACTGCACGGCGCTTGGCTGATCCTGAAGCTGCAAAGCTTCCGGCAGGCGAAAGCACTCTGGTATTCGACTATACCGACCCCTGTACCGGCGCACGATCAACGTATTTCAATTCGCAAATATGGCGTGGAGCAACCGGCTCTACCTATGGACTCATCGGCGAATCGTCTTTGGCACATGCGAAAGACGCGGTTGGCACTGCCATCGCAGCCGATAGAGCGAACGGCAGTCTATTCAAGAATGGGACATTCACATCTGGTTATTTTCAATCTGACGCGCAAGACCCCTCGGCAGAAGAGTGGAGACAGCTTGTAGAAGCATGGCGGCAATCGACGCGAGACGCTGGAAAGATTCCTGTTCTCCCACCGGGCGTCAAGTTCAACCGCATGGAATTACTGAACGCCGTTCAAGCGCAATTCATTGAACGCGCAAAGCAGTCGAGCTTGGATATGTGCCGATTGCTGAATATCCCTGCCAGCATTCTTGACGCGAACGAAAAGGGTGATACTTACGCCGCAAGCGAATCACAGCGCCGCTGGTATGTCGATCACACCCTCAGACCTTGGCTGGTCCTGCTCCAGCAATCAATCAACCTACGATGCCTGAGCAAATCGGAACGCGACAAATATTACGCGGAATTTAATACCGATGCGCTGCTTGATGCCGACCTGCAATCACGCATTGATGCAGCGGTCAAATTAGTCGCGGCAGGTGTTATCAATCGCAACGAAGTAAGAAAAGCAGAAGGCTACAACGCCGCGCCAGGACTAGATGTATTCCTAGTGCAATCGAACAACATGGGCACCGTCAACCCTGACGGAACCATCTCGCCAGCGCAACGTGAAACGTTTACGAATCCGGGCACAGCGAAGCCCGCCAAGCAAGCGAAGCTCGAACGCATGGTTCAAGCATCCGCCGACCGCGTAATCCGGCGTGAACAGAAGTCAAAGAAATATGAACCGGAGTTCGTTGCCGAATCAATGCTCATCTCGCTCGAAGCGGCGCAGGAATATTGCGCGAAACGTGAAAGCGGAGAGATCGCCGACGACCAAGCTGCGAAAGTGCTGGCCGAATTTGCTCTCGCCTTAGAAGGAATTACCGAAGATGAAACTGCCACAGTTTAATAACGCAACCGACCGCAAGTTCGTCGCTGCAAAGCAAGCAAACATTCTGACGATCTATGCCTATGACGCCATCGGCGCAGGCTTATTCGATGACGGTGTAACCGCCAAAGGAATCGCATCCGCATTAGATGACGCCGGACAGATTGATTCAATCGTCCTGCGGATAAACTCTCCGGGCGGAAATTTGTTTGAAGCTCTGGCGATCAAGAGCTTGCTTGATGCAAAAGACGTTCCGATTGCAGTTTACATCGACGGCGAAGCCGCAAGCGCCGCAACGATTCTGATGCTTGCTGGCGACACGATCACGATGGGCGAAGGCTCGATGCTGATGGTTCACAACGCCATGACGATGGCCTTTGGAAACGCAGCCGAGCTGCGCAAGACTGCCGACGATCTAGAGAAGGTATCCGGCGAGATGCGGAAGCTCTACGCCACGCGCACCGGACTGCCAGAAGATCAACTCCAAGCAATGATGAACGCTGAGACGTTTCTGACCGCCGACGAAGCGGTCGCACAGAAGTTCGCGGATGGCATTGCCAAGAAAGCCGTAGTTACCGCAGTAAAAGCGATTGAGAGCAACCCTGTTCTCTCGCGTGAACAGTTCGATTACGAGCTGTTTGTTGCGCCACAAGTTTAGAGACCGCAAGTTCCCCACCTGACCCGACGGTCATTGTTCGGACCTAGCACCAGTTCTGTGTCTCAAGCCCAAAGGCTTATCCAGCAGAGCAATACGAACCAAAGGTGTTTCACACAGATGAATACAAGAGAAGTGCTCGCTCGCAATGCCGAGCTTAAAGCGCAGGCTGAATCTATTTATGCCACAGCGCAGAAAGACGGCTTCAGCGACGAGCTTAAAGCTAAGTTCGCCGGAATTCGCGCCGAGCTTAATAAGAATGAAGAACTGATTCAGATGGCAGCCGAAATCGGCTCCTTCAAGAGTGGTCTGGCTTCCGTTGGCAGTCACGAAGATGCCAAGACCGGCCGTGACTCGAAAGAATACGAAGCGGCTTTTAAACAGTATGTAATGTCACGCGGGCGTGTTGTGCCGGAGATTTTGGCAACCAACATGGGCGTAGCAGACAACACTGCTGATGGCGTAGCCGTTCCATCCAGCTTTGAATCGCAGATCGTACAGCTTGCGGATCAGGACAACGCTGCTCGTCAGTTGTCGAGCGTTACCAGTACCGCAGTTGACGTTTATTACCCTAATGAGTCTGCTACTGGTTCAGCCGCAGTTACCTCGGAAGGATCGGCCTACAACGCCAGCAATCCGACGCTCGGCAATAAGAAGCTTGGTGCACACAAGTTCACTCAGAAAGTGCTCGTGACTGAGGAACTGTTCCAAGACTTTAACCAGTTCCAAAGCTACGTCACCAGCCGCGCTGGTCGTAACCTGGCCGTCGCCGAAGAAGCAAAGTTTATCAACGGCGCTGGCACGACTGAGCCGGAAGGTTATTTGCCCTTTGCAACCGAAGGAACCGTCACGGCGAGTTCAACCGTGATTGATTTCCTTACCGACCTGAACGACACCATTGCGGCCCTGAAGTCACAGTACCGCAAGGGAGCGTCTTGGCTCATGAATCGCAGCACCTATTCGACTCTGCGTAAAGCAGTGGCGAGTACCTCTGGCGTTCCCATGTGGCCATACAACGACCCGACCCTGCTTGGATTCCCTGTGTCTCTGAGCGATGAGATGCCCGACATTGCTGCGGCTGCGAAGCCGATCCTGTTCGGTAACTTCAATGCGGCTGCTCTTATCGGCAACCGTGGTTCGGTGCAGATCAAGATTGACGACATCTCTGCTGCTGATTCTGGCGTGGTGAAAATCCTTGCCAAACGGCGCAGCGATCAGGTTGTTCTATTGCCTGAAGCGATCAAGTACCTGCAAATCAAATCCGCCTAATCATGGATAGTGCGAAATGGTCAGGGCGAGAGCGATCTTGCCCTGGCACTCGCTCAAACAAGGAATAAATGAAAACAGCGGTCACATTAGCTGAGATTAAAGACTGGCTCTATCTGCCAGCGGCTACGGACACGACGTTAGACGCCAAATTGACCGGCTTGCTTGTTGCAGCCTGCAATGGCATCGAGGATGTAACAGACCTGACGCTGGCCGTGGATGACGCCGACCCTTTTGACCCGACGGTCGCGCCTGATCGCATCAAGACGGCTATCAAGTTTCGAGTTGCGACGTGGTACGAGAATCCGGTTCCCGACGCTGCCTCAGAAGCATCCGCACAGACCGTCGTCAATAATCTTATCGCCAAGTATCGAGTGCTCACCTATCCGGCGTTTCCGTATGTCGCAAGCATCTCGCCGACGACCGGCAGCATTGCTGGTGGAACGTCCGTCACGATCACTGGTAAGCGATTTGATCGAGATCACCTCATTGTCCGGTTCGGCTGCATTGAGGCAACTGATGTGGTCGTGGTGAGCGATACCGAGATTACATGCTCTACTCCCGCAGGCGTGGCTGGCGTTGTGAACGTCACAGTCGTCAATGGCGGTCGCCAGTTCCCCGAGGATCGTCTATTTGATCTTCCCTACTCATCTTGGAGCCATGACCATCATGGACGCGAAGGCAAGCTCTACAGAGCCTTCACCTACGCGTGAGTGACACGCTGGTAGCTGTCACTACTTGCCATCGGCTTCGACATCGAGCAGACGCTCAACGCGAGACGTGGGTACCTCGGCTTCAAGAGCAAGCGGATATTAAGTTTTTCATTGGCTGGCCTAGCCAGACTCAACGTCCTGACGAGATCCCGTTGCAAACGTGGGATGTTTACGAACGACTCCCGCACAAGGTTCAAAAGGTCTGCCAATACGCTCTTGAGCACGGCTACGAACGGCTATTCAAGACCGACGACGACACATACATCTATCGACTCGAAAAGCCGACACACTCTTACGTGGGTCGAATACGCGGCGCATCTGGCAAGTTTTCAGCCTCATATTGTTCGGGATTCGCTTACTGGTTAGATCGTCAGGCAATGGAAGTAATTGCGAACGCTGGCGAGCCTAACGACTTCGCAGAGGACAGATGGGTCGGTAACACACTGGCGCAAGCCGGAATAACGCCTGTAGAAGAAAGTCGCTATCTCATAATCGGCGGAAACATAAACGTGGTTCCGCATACTCGCCTGCTGGCTGTCGCCGAGCTAGAGCCGGACAAAATGAAGGAAGTACATGCCCGATACCTTGAACAAGTTCAACGTAAAGTTGAGCGTTGTTCCGTCACAGTCTGACGAAGGCTCCGCGCCTGACACCGATAACCCGATTCTCTCTGGGATCTATGGATGCATTGAGGACTTGAGCGGTCGGTCATTGGAGCTGGCGCAATTGACCTCGCACGAGAGTACCCATCGCATCACGATTCGCTATAGCGCCGATGTGACCAGCAATTGCTTCGTCATTGCCGACGATCAGACTTATATCGTGGATGCGCCAATTGACCCCGGTAAGCCTCTGCGCAAAATGTATCTGATTCTCTACTGCCACAAAGTAAACGACGGAACCGCATAAATTGGCTGACATTGAAATAGTGACGGACATTCAAGGTCTAGACGAGCTTGAAGCAACGCTGACTGAAGGCAGTCGCAAAGCCGCATTGAAGTTCCTCCGTGACGCAGAGAAAAAAGCCGCTCGACCAGTCCTCGACACTCAACGAATGACCGTCCCCATTGACTACGGCGATCTACTCGAAGCTCTCAAGATCAGCAGCAGCACACGCGGAGACACGCTCACGGTGCGAGTAGGACCGGACAAGTCGCAGAACTATATCGGGCGATTCACTGAGTTCGGAACTATTGACCAGCCCGCACAGCATTGGATGTCTCGCGCCTTCGATGCCAGCAAGGAATCCGCCTTGGATGCCTTCATTGAAGTCGCAACGGACAGCTTAGAAGAGATGGCCGAATAACATGCACATCGCTGTAGGAATTAAAGCACTGCTCACCGGAAATGCGGGTCTCTCAGCACTCGTCAGTAGCCGCGTTTACTCGATGGCGCTGCCAAGGACGTACACATTTCCCGTTATCTGCTTTCACGTATTCAATGTTACGCAGCCTTATGCGTTCGACGGCGAGAGCGGGCTGCTAGAAACAGAATTCCAAGTCGATTGCTACGCCGCAGATCCAGACAGTGCTCACATCATTTCCGAGGCAGTCAAATCGGCGCTCCGCGATTACGCCGGTACTCTCAGCAGTGGTCAAGCCGTCAAAGGCACTTTTCTCGAACGCGAGATGGATATGCCAGTGCTCGCCGACGCAACCAACAAGAGCACACTCTTCCGCACACTTTTGCAATTCCGGTTCGTTCACGCGAACTAATTTGACCTGGCTCAAGGGTCGTAAGTTGAGCAACAAGCAAGACAGGAGTTAACAGCACTATGAGTGAATTTATTGGAAAAGGTTCGCAATTTATTCTCAATGACGACCCTAGCGCACCGGTTACGGTGGCGAAAGTTACGTCCATTGAATTTAGTGGCTCGAAAGCTGACGCCGTAGAGACGACCAACTTCGGAACATCAGGCACCGACCGCGAATATATCGGCGGATTGACTGACCAAGGCGATTGCACCATAAAAGGCAATTGGGTTCCGGGCGATACGACGCAGACATCGTTGCACAGCTATTTTGACGGCGATTTGCATGAGTTTCAGGTTGTCTATCCCGACAGCGTTGCAACCGAATCATTTTCTGGCATCGTGACTGCGTTCGACAAAACGATTCCGCTGGACAAAGAAGCCGAGTTTACCTGCAAGATCAAGGTCAGCGGCGCTCGTACTATTGCGTAAGGGCGAGTTCTCATATGAGTTCGCCTTCACAGTTTGCGCTTGACCATCTTCAATGGCCGTTCATCGTATTCGCCGCGTGGTGGGTACGCGGACAGGTACAGAAGGTCTTGTCCCGCGCTGATTCAATTTACCTGCAATTAAGCAATCACATTCCGACCGAACTTGCCGAGCACAGTAAAACTCTGCAAGAGATCAACCAAGGCATCAAGATTCTCGTTGATCGCGGTCGTTAGCCACTCAACAAGCAAGATCAGCACGACCAGCAAGACTCGCGTCAAATCGAAAGTGAGAACCAAAGAATGAGTGCTCCCTCCTTTGAGCTACGCTCAGAAGTATTCCCTACCCTAAAACTAATCGTGGATTCCGCAGAGTACACACTTTGCTATCCCATCTCTGCGGTCGTCAAGGCCGAAGAGACCGTCGGCCATTCGCTGAAAACCTTGCGCGATTGGCTGAGTCTTGAAACGAAGCATCTTGGCGCGGTTGTCAAAGCCGGTCTAGAAAAGTTCCACAGCGATCTATCCGTCGCCGAGCTTGAGAAGATCACAGATTATCTGACGCCAGAGATTCTCGACCCGCTGCATTATGCACTCTGCAAACTGGCGTTCCCTAAAGCGATGGCAATTGTCGAGGAACGCGCAACGGCGAAGTCTGTTGAGAGTGCGCCACTCCCAAACGAGCAAAGCTCGGACGGGAAATAGAGACTGTTCCGAGCACCTGGCTCGACATCTGGGCAATATGCCGACACGATCACGGCTTGAGTTGGGACGAGTTCCAAAATCTCACGCTCGCCAATATCGAGGCGCTTGAAGAACGTCGCAACGTTGTACTGCGATACGACCGCTTTAACGCAGCCCTAATTGCTTGCGCAATGACCGGACAAGGTAATCCCTTGGACTTCGTTCCCGGCTGCGGTCCTACCCCACAAGAGTTACAGCGTCAGGAACGTAAGAAAAACATTTTCATGGCGTTCGCCAAGATGAATCCCACGAATCCCGATGAACAGCGGGCGTGTAAGACAAAGATCGTCGCGCGACTGCTAAAGGCGGGCGTTGAGGATGCCGCACATTTGTTCGATGAAGTTCTACCAGACATAGGATAACCAAGAATGAGTAACGTAGTAGTCGGAAGCTTGTCAGTTGATTTAGTCGCTAGAACGGCGAGCTTCCAAGGCGATCTAGGCAAGGCGGCGCAGAGTGCCAGAGGCTCTTTTCAGGATATTCGCTCATCTGCGTCAGCGGCTGGAGCGGGAGCAGAAGAGGCAGGACATTCGTTCGGCTCGATGCGAGCACAAATCGGCTTGCTCGACAACGCTATGCGTGGCAATCTCGCAGGCGGATTCGCAGACATCACCCATGTAATCTCAGGTCTAGCGCCTGCTTTTGTAGGGATGATCGGGCCGATAGGTGCGGTCGCTGGTGCAGCATTATTGCTTGCGGACGTGTGGGAACATCTTGCTGGCGCTGCTGACAAGGCAAAAGAATCCTCCATAAAAGCAGCCGAAGATTACCTCAAAGAATTAAACGACCTTTACACCAAAGCGGACGTATTGCGTGAAGCGTTAAAAAGTCCGTTCGAGCAAGCGGCGGATGCCTCAGTAAAAGCCAGCTCTGGCATCGCAGTGATTAACGTTCAAATCGCCACGCTTAAAGCGCATCTCGCCGAGTTGTCTCAACAAAAAGCGGGCATTTTAACCGACCCGATAGCAGCCGAAAGTCAGAAGCCTAAGCTCACCCAAATAGATGCCGACACCGTTGCCACACAGCAACAAATCAACAAGCTCTTGGGTCAACAGGCGTTATTGGAACAGCAGTTAGCTACTGAGACCACAAAAGCCACGGGCATTGAAAAGCACAATTCCGATGCCGTTAACGAATCAATACAGAAGCAGCTTGAGTTATCTCAAAAGAAGTTGCAGAGCATAAAAGATGCGCTCTACTTTGAGGCGTTAGAAGGCAAAGCGCAACAAGATCATTTCAATGGCGAAGGCGCGGGCATCGTTGGCTCTTCTAACCCGCTAGACGATATTGTTCGGCAGACTTCCCAAGACAACGTTCTGCTCGCCAAGCATCAAGACATCGTAATTGGCAAGGTCAGCGAAACCTACAAAGCATACGAGCGTCTAGGCGATCAAATCGGCAACACTATCGAGCAAGCTGCGCTATTCGGTCGCAGTTGGAAAGATGCGATTTCCTCGATCTTGATTGACGTTGCCGAGCTGATTCTGAAGATGACGCTGCTGAAGTCGATCCAATCATCTCTCGGAGCAACCGGAGTAGGCGGATTCTTTAGCGGATTGCTTGGCGGAATTACAGGCGGCGCTCATGCTGACGGCGGAACCATCCCTCCCGGAACAATCGGCTTGACTGGTGAAGCAGGACCGGAACTAGTTTATGGCGGAATGACTGGCGTCACGGTCTATCCCATCGCTAAGAGCACGACGAACACTAACGGCGTCACGAACATTTATCAAATGGATTTTCGCGGCGCGTCCGACGACATTCAGGCGAAGGTTCAACAGGCGATTGCCGTCAGTCAGCGTCAGAGCGTAGCAGCCGCAGTAAACACCATGCGAGACCAGCAACGCAGAGGAGCACGATAAATGTCTATAACGTTTCCGCGCAGTGATTCGCCAAGCAGCCCGAAGCCGAATGCCGTCGCACTCACCCAGCAATCGACGACCGGCGTTGTCACTTCGCCGTTTACCGGCACTGCACAAGTAGTCGAATGGCCCGCCGAATGGTGGGCAATGGAGTTGGCGTTTCCGCCTATGAAACGGACTGACGCCGAGGCGTGGATCGCGTTCCTCCAATCAATGAGAGGAATGCTCGGCACTTTCTTGTACGGAGATCCGTCTTACCAAGGCGCTCGTGGTGTTGCTACAGGCACTCCCGTCGTTGACGGTGCTCAAACCGCTGGCAGCAAGACACTCGCCACGACTGGCTGGACTGCCAGTCAGACTGGCATTCTGAAAGCAGGCGACTACTTTCAGGTCGGCACAGGAGCAAGCACTCGTTTACATAAGGTGCTCAAGGATGCGGACTCCGACGGGTCGGGCAACGCAACGTTGGACATCTTCCCGCGACTACGCGAAGCCCTGACTGACGGAGCAGCTATTACGCTCTCGAATCCTAAAGGAACTTTCAGACTGACGGACAGCAAATTCCAGCACTCGGTTAACAATGCCCGCATGTATGGAATCAGTTTCGCAATAGCAGAGGCGCTCTAATGGCCAGAGATTTAACAGATGATTTTAAAGTAGAGATAGAAGGCAAGCTAGTCCGTCCGATTATCTTCGCGTTCCTCGATTTCGTTGACGACCCGGTTTACATCTGGTCAGGCGTTGGAACAGTTAGCTGGAACGGCCATAGCTGGTTAGGCGTCGGCAATCTTGGCGGCATATCAGCCGTGCAAGAAACGGCTGACACAATCGCACAGAACATCACACTCTCACTCAGCGGCATCCCGACCGAATACCTGTCAGACGTAATCGAAGCCGTCAAACAAAATACCGACGTGCAAGTATGGTTCGGATTCCTGGCCGACGACAACAGCATAGTGGCCGACCCGTATCAAGTATTTCGTGGCCACATTGACGTACCGACGATCACAGAAGGCGCGGACACAAGTACCGTCAGCATCACCTGCGAGAATCCGCTGATTGACCTGCAACGGGCGTCCGGTCGCAGATACACGCCAGATGACCAGCGTATTGATTACTCGACGGACAAGGGATTCGATTACGTGGCAGCGATTCAAGAATGGAACGGAACATGGGGCAAAGCTGGCGCAAGCGGCAATGTTTCCCCTCAGCAATACATGGGCGGACTGTTCGGCCCGTACAAGGTGCCAAAACCGTGAGACTCAGGCAATGGGAAAGCAATTTGGCGCGATGCATCGCAGGTGCTCGACAACGCAAGTTCGCGTGGTCAGAACATGACTGCGCCAAGTTCGTATGCGAGTGCATTCAGGCCGTGACCGGCGCAGATGTTTACAGCGCATTTCGCGGGCGATATACCGACCGGCGATCAATGGCAAAGGTGATTCGAGAGTATGGCTCTACATTGTCTGAGCTAACTGCCAAAGTCGCGGCGCAATCACATTTGCAGCCAATTCCTCTCCGTCATGCAAGGCGCGGAGATGTCGTACTCGTGAATGAAGGAAAGTTCAATTCGCTGGCCGTCGTTGAAGGCGTTTATGCGCTAGGCGCAGCCGAACACGGTCTGGCAAGAGTTTCGAGGAAGCATTGGAAACTCGCATGGAAGGTAGATTAAGTGGGTAAAGTTCTCGGAATCATCGTCGGCGTCGCCATGATATTTTTTCTGCCCGTGGCGGCATTTTTAGCTCCTTCTATCTTTGTCGGGCTGGCCACTACCAGCTTTGCAGGCATGACAGTCGCCGGATTCGCGGCGCTTCAAGGCACAATGATGGCGCTGAGTTCGACCATCGCTCTGCTCAAAAGCGGCGGGCCGAATGTCACTCACAACCAAGACACTTCACAGTTAACAATCCGGCAGCCGATTTCCTATCGGCGCATTATTTACGGACACGTTCGCCTTGGTGGAGTTCTGACGTTTATCGGCGTGAGTGGCAGCAATAACGAATATCTGCACATGGTTCTCACGGTAGCCGGTCACAAAGTTCACAACATAGATACCAGCAAACTGTACATGGATGGAGTAGAAGTTCCTCTGACATTCGAGGCAGGCGATGGCGCATATCATCCTTCGGTCGGCAATAAATACCGCGCCCACATGCAGGTTGAGTTTGACAACGGCGATCCCGCCGACTCTTCGCAACCGTTCCCGAATCTCGCGGCTGCTGGTACAGGCGGTCTCAGTTCGCTATGGACAAGCAATCATCTACAGCGCGGCTGTGCGAAAGTTCATATCAGACTAGTATGGGATGCCACGATTTTCGCCAATGGTCTGCCGCAATCAATTGCATTCGAGATTGACGGCAAGGAAGTATACGACCCGCGTACTGACACGACCGGATACAGCAACAATCCTGCGCTCTGCTTGCGCGACTGGTTGACTGACACTCGTTACGGAATGGCGGCAGATGCGGAAACGATTGATGACGATTACGTCACAGCAGCCGCGAACATCTGTGATGAGGATGTGGACCTAAAAGCTGGTGGGACTCAGAAATGTTATACGTGCGACGGCGCTTTTGACGCCAGCGAACAGCGTGGAGATGTTATCAACGGCATTCTCTCGTCTATGGCAGGAATGTGCGTTCCTCCAGGCAATGCATGGCGCATGTATGCAGGCGCATGGCGTACACCAGTATTCGAGTTAACCGACGACGATCTTCGTGGCGCTATCAAGATGGACACGAAGGTGAGCCGACGAGACTTGGCGAACACGATTACAGGCGTATACGTCTCGCCCGACAACAACTGGCAGCCGTCAGACTTTCCGCCGTATCAGGATGCGGATGCACTGGCCGACGATGGCGAGTACATTGCGACGGACATTCAGCTTGGGTTTACGACTAACGGAATTCGAGCGCAGCGCCTCGCCAAGATCAAATTAGAGAAAATCCGCCGACAAAAGAATCTCGTTCTGGCTTGCAAGCTGAAAGCCTTGGAGCTTCAACCGGGCGATACGGTTGAGTTCACGCACGACCGATTTGGCTTCGATGCCAAGACATTTGAAGTCTTGCAGACTTCACTCGTGCAGGACAACAGTTCTGACAACAAATCGCTTGTCGTAGGCGTTGACCTCGTTCTCAAAGAAGCGGACTCTGACATTTATGCTTGGGACGCAACTACGGACGAAAGAGAAGTGGTCGTACCGTCGGCATCGCTCTTGCCTGACATTACGACGGTCGGCGCTCCGTCAGACTTGGCTTGCGAGTCAGGCTCTACCGTGGCTCTGGTACGTTCCGATGGCATCCGGCACACGCGCATTGAAGTCGCTTGGACTGCTCCAACAGACACGCACGTTCTCTCTGGCGGTCATATCAATGTTTATGTCGCAGATCACAGCTTAGGCAACTGGCGTCTCGCGGCTGTGGCTGCTGGCGATGACGTACTCGCATATATAAGCGATGTCACCGACGGCGATGTTTACGACGTGAAGATTAACGCCGTGAACAGCGCGGGCGCTGAATCTCTCTTCGTTGAGGTCGATGGGATTACGGCATCCGACGACGCAGCCACGTTCGCAGGCACCGTGAGCAGCTTGGATAATGTCAACGATGGTGTGAATTATGGCAAGACTCAGCAATTGGCAGGAAATCTAATTCCTGATTCTGATTTCGAGTTCGGTACGACCTATTGGACACGCCCTGCGCACTTTACTGTTGTACCGGGAGGCGGACAGCACGGTGGCAATGCTATTCAGATGGATTGGAACGCCGTTTTCATGACATCGGCCAAGATGCCGGCGAGTTCGGGAGTAAGTTACTGTCTTAGCGCTTTTGTAGATCAAACGGCGCTTACTTCTTCGCCAGGGAGTCGATCTATATTCCTGCAAGTTAATTTTAAAGATTCTGGAGGCTCAAATCTCTTACAGTCTAGCGTATCCTTCGATGTCAATAACGATATAGTCTCACAATCCGGCGCGGTCGCTCAGATTGTGCATAAGTACAGCACACACGCGGCCCGCATTGCCATGTCTTGCACCGCTCCCGCTGGGACAGTGTCAATGGTTCTGCTTACCCCTCAAGGTAATAGCGAAGGGTCAGCCGGTTCTCTACTATTTTCCGCGCCGCAATTAGAAGTTGGCACGGCGCCTAGTCCATACGCTCCACGCATTCAAGATCAAACAACTGGCTATCTAGTAGCCGGCAGCGCGGCTATAGATTTTACGCACGGCATCCACATCAACAAGACAATTGACAACATCGCGGACGGGTCAACATATAACCGCGTACTCGCCACGGCGTTAACGTCTGGCAGTATCGACCCGTCAAAGTCCGGCGTGCTCACTAAGGGCTCTATGCCTAAGAGTACTGGTAATGGGTTGACGTTTACGACCACGACCACGACGATAACAATTAACTGGACGGGCGTGCGGTTGCTTCGTGCAGACGGAACTTCGTTTAGCGTACCGGATGGTTCGCAAGTCGTAACGGGGTTAACCGCGAATACTACGTATCAGTTCTATCCTTATTTAGACGAGAGCAGCGGAACACTAAAGTTTGTAACAACTGGGGATGCCACAACTATGCCGACTATAGCGGGCGTAAAGTTTACTTCGCTGACGGCGGGCTTCGTGTCTACCACGTCTAGCGTGACTCCGAATACCTCCGCGCTCTCTATAGAGTTTTGGTTCCGTAACGCTGATACGGTAAACGGCTTTATTGTTGGGCATACAAACTCGCAGACGGGGACGCCCGCGACTTTTAACGTATGGTTACAGCAGAACGGCGGATTTCTAACCCTGCACGTAAAGGATTCTGGAGGCACCGATCACACCTTATCCAGTGTCAGTTCCATAAACGATGGCAATTGGCACCATATAGTTGTTACTCAAAACACAGGTACCGGCAGCATTTATATAGACGGAGTGCTGGACAAGACCGGCGCGACTACGACGGCTAGCTACGTCGCCGGATTTTGGCGTATGAGCGACAACGAAGTTAATCTAAACGACCACGTTACCGCTATGACACTCGCGCACGTAGCTATTTATAACGGGACGGTCTTAAGCACTGCTGCGATTACGAAGGACTATCAAGCGATGGTAGGCGGCGGCGGGCCGAGCGCCTACGCAACATCCGTGCTCGCCAATGCCGGATTAACGTACTACTGGAAGTTAACGGAGACGAGCGGCACGAGCGCGGCGGACAGTCAAGGCACAAACACCGGGACGTATCAAAATACTTTTACGCTTAATCAGTCTGCCGCGCTAATTAGCGCGTTAGGATCGCCCGCGATTGCTTGGCCGTCCAAGACCTTTGAAAATGCGCAAGTCACCATCCTTCAGGGCCACGTCCCTTATAGCGACGGCGCTTTAACAATAGCTACACCGTCCAGCGGTACAGGCGGCGGCTCGGGCGGCAGCGGCGGCGGGCATCAAATTTTCTAGAGGGCTTATGTCTCGAAAATACTATATCGTCGATAAAGCCGCATTCACCGGGCATTACTACCAGTTCTCGGACGCTCATTATATAGACCTGCCGGATACCGGCGAGATGATTCTATTAAGTGTCGAGGCGGTACGCTGCCCGACCTTCTGCGAGAAGTGGGAAGCATGGCCAGGGACAGTCTGCATACCAGAGCAGGCGAGTAATCAGCCGGTAGCTAAGACTATGAAGTCCGAGCATATCGCGGCGCTTGCAAAACTGGGCGTCACGATATTGCCAAATGATTCTCCTTATGACTTGGCACAGAAGATTCGCACAGTTCATAAGCTGATGTGATGGATTTAAGCCAAGTATCCATTCTTATTACGTCATTTCTGCGACCCGGATTGCTGGCCGACTGTTTGACCGGACTTCACGCAAGCTTGCCCGAATGCCCGATTATCGTCGTTGACGATGGCGGTCTGTCAACTTGGCCTACCGGCTGCGAATTCATCTCGCTGCCATTTGATTCTGGCATCTCGGCCAAGCGGAATGCCGGTATTGAAGTTTGCAGGACTCCATACCTCTTGTTGGGATGCGACGATTTTGATTTTAGAGACGCCAGACCGGGCATTGAGAAACTACTCGGCGTACTTGAGCGGCACCCTGAGATTGACGTTGCAGGCGGGCGAGTTGAAAACAATCCCTATGAAGGATTCTTGGAGCTTGTTCCCGGCGAGTGCATCCGCGAACATTCGCTGACGACCGACGGCGCTGCGGAGTTTTATCCCGTTGACCTGACCGTCAATTATTTCCTTGCTCGAACCGAGCGAATGCTTCCTTGGGATGCGCGAATGAAAATCGGCGGCGAACATGGCGACTGGTTTCTGGCAATGAAAGAAGCCGACCGGAGAGTCGTATGGGTACCGGGCGTCTCAATTTCAACTCTGCCAGCCAACCGCAAGAAGATGATTCACCCTGATTACGGCAAGTATCGCAGACGCGCTGTGACACAAGGATTTCAAGTGTTTAAGCAAAAGCGAGATATTCAATATTACGTCGGCTTCGATGGAACCGAAACGAGATGAGAGCCAAGACGCCGCTAGGCAAGCCCGAGGACTACTTCATCAAGCAAGGATATGAGATCAGACCGGAAAATGTCTTCTTCGATGACACGCCACTGACTGATGAGTATCAAGATGAGGTTTATCAATACGCCCGATTGATCGCCGACCGTGACCAGCTACGCTCGATTTGCGACATCGGATGCGGTTCGGGATTCAAGCTGCTTAAATATTTCTCTGAGCGAGAGACGCTCGGAATGGATCTTCCACCGACAGTCGCTTGGTTAAAAGCCGCGCATCCAGATCGCAGATGGTGCGATGCATTGATTGAGTATGACACGATCAGCGGCTACGATCTTGCGATAGCGTCCGATATGATCGAGCATCTGGTCAACCCCGACACGCTGCTGGATTTTATCGAGAGATCACAATTCAAACGGGCGATCATTTCAACGCCAGAACGCGACAAGCTCGCAAAGGGACGCAACGGCCCGCCTCACAATTGCCATCACATTAGAGAATGGAATTCAGCTGAGTTTGTGAGTTACATCGGCTCTCGATTCAAGATTGAACAGCATCAAGTCTCTAAGGCTGGAACGCAATTTGTAGAATGCAGCCACAAATAGAAAACCCCTCGAAAGCCGAGGGGTAATCTGCTGTTTACTTAGTTAGATTTAACTGCCGACCGAGTATATCAAAACTAATTGGCCACCCAAGTGCCACAATACTTCTTGGCGCTCGTGGCATCCTTGCCTTTTAACATAAGCTGTATATCGCAGCTTTGACGAGAATCCGAGACAAAAGTTCCTGATTGCATTTCAAGTCGAGCAGCTTTCATTTCAAGGAGCAGCATATCCTCATCAAACGTCCGATTCTGTTTTGATTCGAGTTTGGCGAACGCTGCGGTCAAATCTGTTTTCAGTACCGGGCCGCCATCCGTCATAAGTGCCCAAGTGTAGTTAGCCGATTGCAGAAATTCCGGCGCGTAAAAGACCGGCTCCGACTTGGCTTTGGTGCAGCCGACCAGCATACCGAGCAGAGCAACCAGCACTAAGAATCTCTTCATAGTATCCTCCTTTTCCTTCCAAAAATCCGCTTCACAAATTCAACCGTTTCCGCGTTGCCACATTCATGCTCAATGACAAACTCCGGGCATTGAATAACTTCCTTGAAGAACCGATCATTGTGACCGCGACCTCTCCAGCCTGCCGCTAGATGGCACATCTCGTGGATGAGCACACGCTTCAATGCGCGGCCTTTCAGCGTCGGATGTATCCAGATAAACGGGAAGCTTGCGTCGCCGCAACCACCGATTTGCTCCTTGTCTAACAGAGCGCGAATCCCTTTTTTCAGCCGTCGGCGAATTGTGAATCGCGGCAGACGGCCATTCCAAATTGTGCGATTGTAATAATCGAACAGGGCTTGGACGCTCATCGCGTACCTCGTAACAACTTCTCGGCTTCCTTGTCAGCCTTGTCCTCGTCGTCGCAATTGCAGATCAAATGCCCTGCCTCGTGAGCGAGAATGAACCGGCTCTGTGATTCCGGCTTCTCATCGTACATCGCAGCATTGACGATAGTGATGCGATGTGAGCGGATGGTGAAAGCGGACTGAGTAGCCTCTGCGCCGAACATTGCTCGATAGTGTTGCCACGCTTGCGGAGTGCAAACGACAACAACCTGCCAGTTGGCGGGATTCGGAAACGTGTTGAGGAGATCGGCGGTACGCTGCAC